GTCGAACCAAACAAAGACAGCCGAACCTACGGCGTCCCCTCCGAATTCGCCTACCGAGAATGCTATTGGGAATGGGGCGGCTCCGCTTCCCCTCAAGGAGGTTCGAATTACTCTCCAGGCCTGCTACGAAAGCGGGGGTTCCATGAGTCTCCTGCTATCATCGGAAGATGGGACCTTGTATCGAACGACGCTTACGGACGCAGCCCAGGAATGGATGCGCTACCGGATATCAAACAACTCCAACTCGAAACGAAGCGCAAGGCGCAAGGAATTGATAAACAAGTTAATCCCCCGTTGGTTGCGGATGTTCAGCTCAAGAATCAGCCTGCGTCGCTGCTTCCAGGCGGTATCACGTACGTTCAAGGGATGACCCAATCGGGGAAGCCTGGGATGGGGCCTGTGTACACCGTCAACCCACCACTCGCAGACATCACCCACGACCTCTCCTTGATCCAAAACCGAATCAAAATCACCTTCTACAACGACCTGTTCCAGACCGCCTCCCAATACGAAACTCGATCGAACGTGACCGCGGTTGAATGGGACATGCGGAAGGCCGAGTCGATGGTGATGCTTGGGCCAGTCTTCGAACGCCTGAACTTCGAGACCCTGAAACCACTGATCAACCGCATCTTCAACATGGCCTCTCGCGCTGGAATCCTGCCTCCAGCTCCAGGGGAAATCCAAGGCCAGCACTTGGAAGTCGAGTTCGTTTCGATGATCCAACTCGCTCAAGCCGCAGCAGCGACAGCAGGGATTGATCGAATGTTTGCCTTGGCAGGGCAGCTTGGAGGCATTGATCCTTCGGCCACCGATAACATTGACATCGATTTCGGAATCGAAAAATACAACTTCCTTCTCAACAACGATCCCCGATTGGTCCGTTCGCCCCAACAGCTCCAGGCCATCCGTCAGCAACGCATGCAGCAGCAGCAACAAGCGCAACGTGCTGCGGAGGCCGAACAACTCGCTCGCTCCGCCAAGGTCGCCTCTCAAACCCCAATCGGTCAAGGCCAGACCGCCCTAGGCGCAATGATAGGAGCTCCACGTCAATGAATTCCATCATAAGATGGGATCTGCGCAGGCCAGAAGCTTGCATCCACCTGTACATCCTGTGGAACCTCTACAGTAGGAGAGCGTCTCTGCGGCCAGGGTGCCCGTCATCCCCCCAACCACTAGACGGGCACCCACTTCATGGCAGAGTATGATGCAACGAACCGCCGCCATATCCGCCTCGCGGAAAAGAGCGCAAAGCTGGCCGAGACCCAACGCGGCGATGCCATCAAAGGCATCATGGCCTCAGCCTACGGTCGCCAGTGGATGTGGGACATCTTGCAGCGATGTCACGTCTTCAGTGTGTCTTTTACATCCGCATCGGCTCTTGCCACGGCTTTTGCCGAAGGGGAACGAAATATAGGCCTCCAATTCCTGAATGATATCATGGCGTACTGCCCTGATGAATACGTAGCAATGGCAAAGGAATCCCATGAGCGAGACATCACCGAATCCGTCAGACGTAACACCGCCGAGTCCGATGCCGAGTTCAAGCCCAGCGCCCTCAGCGACGACCTCTACGGAGACACCGAAGGAGACTCCGACGGAGACTTCTTTACTGAACGAAACTGAAGCTCCTGTAAAGGAGGAAGCTCCTGCGAAGTACGCCGACTTCACCCTCCCGGAGGGCTATGAGCTCGACAAAGGTGTAGCCGATGAGATCGCTCCCTTGTTCAAAGAGCTCGGTCTTTCCCAGAAGAGCGCTCAGCAACTCGTTGATTTTTATTCCAAGCACGCGATCAAGTCTGCCCAGGAAGCTTACGACACTTCCGCGAAGCTGTGGCAGGACACTCGCGAAGCTTGGATAAATGAGGTCAAAGCCTCCCCTGACCTAGGTGGAAAGCTTGACCAAGTCAAGGCCACCATCTCACGTGCGTTGGATGGTCTCGGCGATCCTAAACTGGCCACTGAGTTCCGTCAAGCAATGGACTTTACAGGCGCAGGCAACCATCCTGCGTTCATTCGTACGTTCTATCGAATGTCCCAGAAGCTAACGGAAGGGACCGCCGTTGCTGGCGGCAGCCCTGCCTCCGTGCGCTCAGATGGCACCGTTGGACGGCCTAGCATCGCGCAGGCAATCTATGGACCCAATGGACCCGCGTCAGGACGCGTTGGTCCGAACGATAGGTAGCAACCATGGCAGTCTTAGGCGCAACCGCCCTAACCTACGCCGATTGGGCGAAGCGTGTTGAAGATGGATATCGAATAGCATCCATCATCGAACTCCTCTCCCAGACCAACGAGATCCTCGAAGACATGCTCGTCCTCGAAGGGAATCTCCCTACGGGACACAAAACCACTGTCCGCACAGGCCTTCCTCAGGCCACGTGGCGCCTGCTCAACCAAGGCGTCCCGAATGCCAAGTCGACGACAGCTCAGATTGTCGATACGGTCGGCAACCTCGAAACGTACGCTGTCATCGACAAGGATATTGCCGACCTGAATGGGAATACCGCCGAATTTCGCTTGTCTGAAGTCCGTGCGTTCCTTGAAGGCATGTCCCAACAGGTGGCTTCGACGCTGATTTATGGAAATCAGTTCGTCAATCCTGAGCGTTTCACTGGCCTTGCTCCAAGGTATTCGACATCGAATACTACCACGTCTCAGACGGCTAATAACGTCGTGAGTGGTGGTGGAACCGCCTCTACCAACACCAGCATTTGGATTGGTGTGTGGGGTGCAGACACTCTCCACGCGACCTTCCCGAAGGCCAAAATCACTGGCCTCCAGCATCGAGACATGGGTGAGTGGCCCGTCACCGATGCGTCAGGCAATACGTACCAAGCCTACCGCGACCACTTCAAGTGGGAAATCGGACTTGTCCTGAGGGATTGGCGCTATGTCGCTCGAATCGCTAACATCGATATCACTCAGCTTACTGGTGTCAGCGCTGCTAATATCATCAACCTACTTGTCAGGGCGCTATATCGGCTACCGACTGCGCCGGTATCTGCAACGACCATCCAAACCTCTGACACCCCTGAGGTCCGAGCAAACATGGGCCGAACGGTCATCTACTGCAACCGTGTCGTCCGAACCTACCTCGACCTCCAAGCGATGAACAAGACCAACGTCTTGCTTCGAATCGAGGAGTTCGAAGGCAAGCCCATCACAACCTTCCGTGGTATCCCTGTTCGCACGTGTGACGCAATCCTGAACAATGAGGTCGCGATATGACAATCCTTGATGCATTCCTCCAGTTCACTGGAAACAGCACGACCAACTCTGGAACTGTTGTCGTCTCCAACGGAGGTGACTCCCCTACCGGAGGTGCAACCCTAACAGGGTCGAACATCATCGACCTCCACATCGCCTCCCCTGGCATCCCTGTCCTTGCCAACAACCAGGGCGCGAGGGATATTGGCATTGGTGACAATCCAGCCCTCAAACTCCTCGTCGAGGTCACGACTGCCTTCAGCGCTGGTACCTCCTTGCAAGTGCAACTTACAGGCGCGACCGATAACGGCTCTGGGGCCCCCGCCGCGTTCAGCGTCTGGTGGTCGTCCCCAGTCTACGCTCAGGCAACGCTTGTCCTTGGCGCACGCCTAATGGACATGGATATGCCTCGGCCTCCAGATGGCGTTGCCATTCCACGATTCCTCCAACTTCAGTACGTAAGTGTCGGTGCCCTGAACGGTACCCTGAAGGGGTGGATCGTGATCGACCGCCACGACCAATACTACACCGGCACCCAGAACGCAACGCTGTCTGGCTATCCGCCAGGAGTGGTGATCGCCAACTAAGGAGGGCCCAATGAAATATCCATTCTCAAAAGGAGTGGCCATTGGTGCCATTGCCATAGGAGCGCTATCTGGGATATGGGCTACGGCCCAGGTCTTCGTCACCGCAGGCCTCTTTGGCACCGAAGCAATCGTTGTCTCCCAAGGCGGTCCTGGAGGCCAGTCGATCTTCACTACTGCGGGACGGTTGTCGAACGGGCGCAGCTACGCCTACTTCACAACCTTCCCTAACGCTTCATTCACCATCGGTGCCAACCCCGTCGCCCAGACAACTGTGAACAGCGCTGGAGTCGTGACTGGAGGCATCCTTGCCTTCAACGTCACCAATGGCTCCGTCATCACCATCACGTTCCCTCCAACGGCCTCGTTGATTGATGGTGAAATCATCGCGATCTGCAACCAAACCGCCGCAGCGTGGGCGACGAATGCTGTGACT